TGACCCTTATGTAGTGATAGTATTCACTTCACCTGGTGGTAATGGACTTAAAGCTGTCATAAGAATACCTGAGTCAACTGCTGTAGAACATAAGAGAAGGTTTCTTGCTTACTCTGAATACTTTAAGTCTGACTATTTTGACTCAAAGAATCAAGATGTTAGTCGAGTATGCTTTGAATCTTATGACCCTGAGGTCTATTTTAATGAGTTTTGTTTAGTATTTGAAGGAATTACACAAGATAAAGGATTTGAATACATTGAGAAGCCTCCAGTGTGCATACTGCAAGATGAGAATAAGAAGCTAGAATTGATTGAAAAGTTTAAATTTAAGACTTCATTCTCAGATGGTAGTAGAAATTTCTTTATTTTTGAACTAGCGTGCTGTCTTTGTGACTATGGAATCAATCAGGATGTAGCTGAGCAATATCTTTATAACAATTACACAACAAATGAAGACTTTACTCACTCTGAAATGCTATCAGCTATCAAGTCAGCTTATAAAAAGAGCAACTTTAACAGCAAGTACTTTGAGGATAGATTAACAATTGACAGAATTAAGCTAAAAGTTAAGAATGGAGTAGATGATGAGCAAATAAAAAAGGATCATAACATAACTACAGATATTTTAATTGATATAAAAGAGGATAGTGGTAGTGATGACATCTTTTGGACTGTATCTAAAAAAGAGATAGTAACAATTGAGCCTTTAAAATATAGTAATTTCTTAGTAAAAAATGGATTTAACAAGTTTTATCCTGAGAATGCTGAAAAACCTACATTTGTAAGAGTCATTGAGAATAAAGTTAGGTTATCATCTGTAGATCAAATCAAAGATTTTGTGCTTACCTACCTAATTAAGAAGGGACAAATTAATATTTGGAATCATTGCTCTAGGTCACCTTATTTATTCTCTGAGAATCACCTTAACATGATTGACTCAGTTAGTCTTAAGATGTTGCAAGATGGTCATGACTGCTCATACCTACCATTCCTAAATGGTGTTGTTAAAGTTACTAAGGATGAGTCTAAGATGTTAAGCTACATTGATGTTAATGGCTATATTTGGGAGAATCAAATTATAAATAGAGAATTTCACCTGGTGAATGACTTTAATAATGACTTCTTTGACTTAGTGCAAAAAGTATCTAATAATGAGCCTAAGAGAATAGCTGCACTACAATCAACACTAGGGTATCTTATCCATGGCTATAAGGATAGAACAAATCAAAAGGCAATTATCTTTAATGACCAAGAAATTGATGAGAATCCTAATGGAGGTAGTGGTAAGTCCTTAATGTTGACAGCTTTAAATCACATCAGAAAGACAGTCAAGATAGATGGTAAGCTCTACAATCCTAGTAAGTCAGACTTTTTATATCAAAGAGTCAACTTAGATACTCAAATTCTAGCATTTGATGACGTAGTTAAGAATTTTAACTTTGAGCAATTATTCATGATAGTATCTGAAGGAATTACTGTAAATCGCAAAAATAAAGATGAGGTGTTTATCCCATTTGAAAGGTCACCTAAGATAGTCATTACTACTAACTATGTTATTCAGGGTGCTGGAGGTAGTCATGATAGAAGAAGACATGAAATAGAGTTCTTTCAGTATTTTAACTCTACTAACTCGCCTCTTAAGCATTATGGTAAATTACTATTTGACCAATGGTCTACAGATGACTGGTTAAGGTTTGACAATTACATGATTAAAAATCTACAATTATACTTAAGAGAAGGATTGACTAAGTCAATAGGAATCAATGCCGATGCAAAGAGATTTATTCAAGCTACTAGTAAGGACTTTTATGACTTCATTAGTGAGAATGAACTTGTTAAAGATGTCATCTACTATAACAGCGAATTATTGAGCTCATTTGAGGTAGATTATAATTATAAAGACATGACTCCACAGCGTTTCTCAACATGGTTATTTCAGTATGCTAAGCACAAAGGATATAAAATAACAAAAGATAAAAATCACAAAGGTAGATACATAATTTTTTCAGAACTATGATAATAAATTACAATCAAGAAGAACAATGGAGGTCTAAAAGACTTCAAAATGTTAAAAAGAAAATAGAAAGCTATTGCTTTGATGAAGAAATCTTTAGCATAACTGACCATAAAGGGACACTAGAGGTAGACTGGATGACTCCTAATCCACATAAATTATTTATAAATTTAATAAAAGAATTTTGGGAGCTTGAAAATGAGCACCTAGTTGAAAACTATTACAAATCCAAAGCAATATGACCAAAGAAAACAAAGCAAAACTCAAGGCATTAGAGCTTGAGATATCAATGGCTAAGTCATCAATGAATCCAAAGTACATAGCACTTACAGAATGGGCGGACAATTCAGCTAACAGCCTGACAAAGTCAATACACTACTACATCAATGCTACTGGCAATCAAGCTGAGAGGATAGGCAATCAGGGACAATACAGAGAAGGTAACAAGATTCAAGTAGGAACTGGAGAGATAGCCTACACAAAGCAGTTGCCAGGTAAGTGGACACCAGGACAAGGCACTAAAGGAACTGCAGACATCTCAGCTACTATCAATGGTAAGTCAGTCAAGATAGAAGTGAAGCAAAAAGATAAACAAAGTGATGTTCAAAAGAAATATCAAGAATCTATTGAAAAGGCAAAAGGTGTTTATGTTATTATGAGAAATTTTGATGATTTTGTTGTTTGGTATGATGATTTTATAAGTAAAAATTAGTATATTTGTATTCGTAGAGTGGACGCTACTAATAAGAAATTAATAAATCCCTGTCATGATGAGACGTCCACCTCTGATTGATGGGGTTTTTTTATTTATGAAAGTTTGGAAAGATATAATTGGATATGAAGGAATATATCAAGTTAACAAAAAAGGTGAAGTTAAATCTTTAAAAAGAAAAACACAAGGTACTTTTACTAGTATTGATAAGCTGATTAAAAAATCAATTAATTTAAAAGGATATTATACCTATCATTTATCAAAAGAAGGTAAAATAAAAAACATTTTACTTCATAGACTTATTGCAATTTATTTTATTGATAATCCTAATAATGAAAAATGTGTTAATCATAAAGATGGAAATCCATTAAATAATGATATATCTAATTTGGAATGGTGCTCTTATTCTTATAATTCATTTCATGGATATGAAAAAAATGGTAGATTAAACCCAAATAGAAAATTAAAAGAATCTCAAGTAATTGAAATAAAGGAAAAATTAAAAAATGCTTATTGGGGAATAGTAAAAGATTTATCAATTGAATATAATGTATCTATTTCAATAATAAGTTTAATAAAAAAAAATAAAAGTTATCACAGAAATTAGTTGCACAACTAAATAAAATTATTACATTTGTAAATAATTAAAAACAAATACATGCAAACAGAACCAAACAAAGTGTCATTGTGGATTAAAATTCACAAGGCAAAAATGAGCATTGGCAAGGTTGTTAAGAACAGCACCAATCCTCACTTTAAAAAGAGCTATGCAGACATAAACGCATTGCTAGAAACAGTTGAGCCTATCCTACATGAGAATGGATTACTGCTCCTACAACCTATCCATGATAAGATTCTGAGCACTCAGATTATTGACATTGAGACTGGTGAAATGATAGAGAGCTGGTTAACACTACCTGATAACATTGATCCACAAAAAATGATTGGAGCAACGACCTACTACAGAAGAGCGACACTACAATCACTATTGAGCCTTCAAGCTGTAGATGATGATGGTAATAGTGCTAGTGCATCAGCTAAGCCATCACTTACAGATGACAGATTTAAAGAAGCTCTTAAGTCTATTGAGTCAGGAAAGTACACAGCAGAGAAATTAAAAGCAGATTTCACTTTAACCAAACAACAAATACAAGCACTATGAAATGGCACCCATCATCACTAGGTAAACTTATGACAGAGTCAAGAACTAAGTCAGAGATACTATCACAGACTACTAAGTCTTACATAGCAAGTAAGGCAAAAGAGGACTTCTTTGGCTACAATTCATTTGTATCTACAAAAGCAATGCAGAAAGGCACTGACTGGGAACATGAGTCTATTGAGCTAGTTAATCAAGTGAGAGACACATTCTATATCAAGAATGCAGATACTATTGAGAATGACTGTCTAATCGGTACACCTGACATCATCTTAGACAATTCAATCATTGACATCAAGACATCATGGTCACTAGAGACGTTCCCAGCTATCTCAGCTGAGGGAGTTAACAAAGACTACGAATGGCAACTAAGAGGCTACATGATGCTATGTGATAAGGAATCAGCTGAGCTAATCTACTGCATGATTGACACAGATGACTTTCTACTTTCTGACTGGGATAATAAATCTATCCACAAGGTATCTCACATTGACCCTAAGAAACGAATCACAGTACTTCAGTACGAACGTAACACTTCAACAGAAGAGTCCATTAGAGAGCGTCTTTTGGCTTGTACTGAGTACTACAATGAATATTTTGTACAATTAAACTGCAAGTAATGGAAAAGTCATATTTCATTATTGAGTCAAGCCTAGAGAATCTCAAGTATGCTAGATACTCAGCTAAGACGTTCAACAAGTCAGGTCATGATTATTGTATCTTAGTCACAGATAACATTGACCAGCTAGATGTTAGGAAAGTAAGTAAGGAGGAATTTAACAATTTAAACAATAAGAAATGACAGCAAAAGAAAAACAAAAATTTGAAGACGCTGTAAAGCCATTAATGAAATGGTTGTGTGAAAATACACACCCCCATACTACAGTTATTGTAACAGGAAATGTTGCAGAATTAGTTGAAGGAGTAGCAGTTGTAAAAACTGATGAATTTATAGTAGATTAACTTCTAAATCAGAATAAAATGAAACAAACAGCAGTAGAATGGTTGGCAGACGAGTTAACTTTACCTGAATACGGTGATAATCCGCAATGGGTACAAGATGCTATTGAACAAGCCAAAGAAATGGAGAAAGAGCAGATAATTGATGCTTATGAAACAGAATTGTATCAGTATAAAACTGAAATATCAGGAGAACAATAC